TAATGGAGAAGAATGACAGCACAAGAATCTAATATAGTAAACGCTTTTGAAACTACATTAGCTGCACAGTTAGCTAGTGGTGGTACATCAATGAATTTAGCTGATGACCCAGGAGTAGATAGTCCTTCGTATTTTGTTATAGACCCTGATAATGACAGTAACAGAGAAGTAGTTTTATGGTCTTCAGGTACAGACCACTCCGCTGCTACAGTAACAAGAGATTTAGATAGTAAGCATGGTACTGACCCAACACACGCATCAGGAACTAAGGTTAGACTCGCAGTAGTCAAACAACATTTTGAAGATATACATGACAGAGTCAATGACATAGCTTTGACAGGTGATGTTACAGGTACACTAGCTTCAGCTACACAAGATGTAGCTACAACAATAGCTGCAGGTGCAGTAGATTTTGCTATGATAAATCAAGGAGATTTAATTACACAAGGTGAAACTATTACATCTAACGATAGTGATACAAAAATACCTACAACAGCAGCAGTTAAAAACTATGTTGATGCAGAAACAGCTACTTTAACAAATAAAACATTAGGTGCTGTAACTTTATCAGGTGCTGTAACAGGTGCTGACCAAGAGATAAGTGCTGTGTCACTCAAAGATTATGCAGAAACAGATGTTGCAGTTACTTCTGGAACAACATTAGCAATAAATTTAGCTAATGGTAATACAGGTTCAGTTACACTAGCACACTCTGTTACAGATATAGATTTTACAAATGTGCCTACAAATGGAACATCATCATTTACATTGAAAGCAACACAAGATGGTACTGGTTCAAGAACTATGGCTATCAATGCAATAACAGTTAATGGTGGTGGAAATGTAACAGGACTGACTGCAGGTGCAGCAGGACTTACACTTAGCACAGGTGCTAATGATGTAGATTTAGTTACCTTTTTATTTTTTGATGCAGGAACACCATTAATAAATGCACTATTAGATTTTAGTTAAGGAGTAATATGCCATTAGGTGCAGCTAGATTCGCATTACAAGGTGCAGGAACTAAAGAATTTGATTTACAATATTTAGTTATTGCAGGCGGTGGTGGTAGTGGTGGTTCACAATATGTTTCCGATAGCGGTGGTGGCGGAGGTGCAGGTGGTTATCGTAACTCTTATGCTTCAGAAACTTCAGGAGATGGTTCAAGTACAGAAAGCGTTTTAACAATTACTGCTGATGGTACGAGTTTTAATGTATCTATTGGTGGACCAGGTGCAGGTGCGCCTCCTAGCAGTTATGCAAGTGGCTACAATGGAGTTAATAGTTACTTTAAAAATTCAGGTTTAAGTATTGATATCACATCTACTGGCGGAGGTGGCGGTGGTACTGGTGGTGCTAACTCAGGTGGTTCTGGTGGTGGAGGTGGACACACTGGTAGCGGAGGTTCAGGTGCTGCAACACAAGGTGGAGATGGCGGTAATGGTGTAACATCATCCCCTTGGGCAGGTGGAGGCGGCGGAGGCGGTGGCGGTGCGTCAGGTAATGGTAACGGCGCTGCTAACTATCAAACTGCAGGAAATGGTGCAAATGGTTTAGCTTCTTCTATAACAGGTTCTAGTGTAACTAGAGCAGGTGGTGGTGGAGGTAGAGCGCAGGGTGCTTCTCCTACACAAGGTTCAGGTGGTTCAGGTAGTGGAACTTCAGCTAATTATGGTGGCGGTGCTAACGCAAACAGAGCAGCAGGTGGTTCAGGTGTTGTTATTTTAAGATATCCTAATACAGTTACTATTGCACAATCAGGTTTAACTATGTCAACTTCTACTGTTGGTTCAGATAGTGTTACAACTGTAACAGCAGGTACTGGTACGGTGAGTTGGTCATAATGGCACACTACGCATTTTTAGATGAAAATAATATTGTTACTGAAGTTATTGTAGGTAACGAAGAAGATGCTTTAGATGATTTACCTGAAGGTTTTAGTTCTTGGGAAGAATGGTATGGAGATTTTAGAGGACAAACTTGCAAAAGAACTTCTGTCAATACAATTTTAAATACACATACAGATGGTGGAACCCCATTTAGAGGAAACTATGCAGGAGTAGGTTGTGTATATGACCCTACTAATGATGTTTTTTATGGACAAAAACCCTATCCTAGTTGGACTTTAGATACTGATGACTGGTCATGGAAACCTCCAACTACACATCCTTTTCTACTAGACAATAGCGATACACACCCTTATACTTGGGATGAAGATACACAAACTTGGGTAGAATAATTTAATTAAAAAAGGTGGAAACATGACAATATTAAAATATACTTCTACTTTAGAAGAATTACTACATATAGAAGAATTACAACCACAACCAGGAAAAAAATTTATACCTGAATGGTTTAAAAAAACTCCTGGAGATGCACATACAGATTCAAATACTGATGAGTTTAAATCTAAAAAGAAACCAGGATTAAGAACTGTTAAGAGATGTCCTAGTTTCCATGAAATATTTGATGAAGGTCTTGTTGTAGTTGCACCTTGTGATATATGGATAAGATTATATAACTTTGACAATGAATGGCAGTGGGAAACTAGATTAGAAAAAGCAGTAGATGTAGAGTTTCACGACCATGAACAATTTCGTGACCCTTACGGTGATAAAAATATAAGAGCAGTGTTTAAATTAAATCTTCCTTGGAAATTTAAAACACCTAAAGGATATAGTGTAAGACAGTTTCCTATGTTGTATGCTAATAATCCTGATTGGACAATAGCTTATGGAGTTGTTAGAACAGATGTACATAATGAAATAAATGCACAGTTACTATACACATCAGATAAGGATGAGATACTTATTAAAGCAGGTGAGCCAATATGTTATTTAGTTCCTTATAAAAGATTAAAAAATAAATATAAATTGATTACTAATAAAAAAGAAAGAGAAAAATTTTTATTAGATGTAAGAGTTAATTTGTATAAAGTTATTTATACATTTAAAAGTGGGTATCATAAATTAAAAAAAGATTAAGTTGTGTTATAATCCAAGAATGGATTTTATAATTGGATTTTTACTAGGTTATTTTTTAAAAGAAATTAGTTCTTATCTTAAAAGAATAAGCAACTACGACCTAGATAGTAACATAGATAAGGAATGGGATTTCCTATCTAGAGATGATTTACCATAAATGACAAACAACAATGGCTATACCCAAAAGGAACTTCTTAATATGGTTATTGACCGACTTGACAAAATAGAAGATAAGTTAGATTCTAAGTTAGACAAGCAAGAATTTTATAAAGTATTAACACTAATTGTTGCAATAGGTGGAGTTGTTGCAGCACTTGTAATGTAAGGAGAATCATGCCTAAAGATAACGATGGTGGCTGTTGCGGTGGTGGATGTTGTGGCACTGTATAAACAGTGTTACTTAGACTTTGCCTAGCTTTATTCTTATTAATACCCACACCTGTATTTGCAAATGAAGTACCTGGTGAAGTTACAGTTAATGAGGGATTTGAAGATAGTACATACGAAACAGGTCTGACTGTTAGTACTGGTTCTATTTATTGTGATGAACAAGATAGATATGGAACTACAGGTTGTTCATTAGGAATTGGTAGTAGCACCCTCTTTGAATTTTCAGAAGATGTGTATGAAGTAGGGTTTATTGTTGGTGCTGTAAACAATTCTTATGATGTCAAATATTATTACTCTGATGGCACAGATGAAACTATACAAAAATCAGGACAAGATAATTCAGAAGGTCCGCCTTGGGCAAATATGGTTGATAGTTTTTATAAATCATTTACGGATTACAACAATGATGAAGCTAATACAGATAAGTTTATAACTAAGTTTGAAGTTAATGTATCTGACCCTACTGTATTTGATACACTGTACTGGCAGTATATAGATGAAAGTACTATTACTACTACAACTACTACCACTACTATTCCACCTGCTGTACCTGATAATGCAACAAGTGTATCAGTCAATTACAATGGAGAGGGAATTGATTTTAGTTGGGAATATACTAATGGAAATGTTAATGCACATTCATTTCACATTAATTACAGTTACGATAATTCAACATGGACAAGAGTAATTATAGATGACACAAGTGCTAGAACTTTTCATTTAAAAAGTGGGTATGTTCAAACAGGTACATTCTATTGGTCATTCTCTGTATGTGGAGATTTAGATAATGGTGAAAGTTGTACAGATAGCGATAGTAATAACTTTGAAACTACACAATATGTTGCACCAACTACAACTGTTTATGTTGCCCCACCACCTCCACCACCTCCACCGCCTCCTACACCACAAGAGATTATTGTTGATGTAGTAGTAGAAGGTGTTGATAAGACTTATACACAAGCAGATGTTAATGATGGAACTATAGAACGTGACCAAGAGCGTATAGATAATGAGTCAGAGTTTGGTTGCTTTATGACTAATGCACAGATAGAGCGAGGCGATTGCTTCATAATAATAGAAGAGGTAGAAGTTTTTGAAGATGATATCATAGAAGAAGAAATAATTATTACAGAAAAGGAAGTAATTGTTGAAGAGATTAAAGAAAATGTGGATGTCATCATTCTTGAGGATGATGTTGATGTACTCGACCCACCTAAAGAGGAAGTATTTGAAGATGCAGTTGTGGAGTTTGAAGAACTCCCTATTGAGTTCGAGATTATTGAATTTGATTTGGAAGATATTGCACCCGAAATCGTGGTGGAAATACCAATACAAGATGAAATAGAAGAGGAGATTATAGATGAAGAGATTGAAGTGGAAGTCCAGGAAGTTTTGGATGAGCCGATACAGGAAGTTGTTAGTGAAGATACGCCAGGAACAACACTACCGAGAGTGGAAGATAAAGAACCCATAGAGCTTACTGAAGAAGAAGTTGCTGTTGAAGTTGCTGAAATAGATGAAGTTATTGTTATCGAATTAGAGATAGCTAGTGAAGAAGAGATAGAAGAATTTACAGAAGAGGAGTTGGTGGAATATGAAGAAGCTAAAGAAGAAGCAATACAAGAGTATGTACAAGACCTTACCAATGAAGAAGCATCAGAAGTCTTAGAAGAAGTTAATGACATCGGTGTACAAAACTTAGACCAAGCTACTGAAGAAATACAAGAGGTAGTTCAAGCTGTTGTTGAGGAAGCTATAGCAGATGTTGCAGAGCTTACTGAAGAACAGGTAGAAGTTGTAGCTGAAGTATTACAAGTAGAAGCAGAAGATGTAGCTATTATTGCAGAGTCTGTTAAAGATGATGAGGTTATAGCTGAAGCAGTAGAAGAGTATGTAGAAAGAGCTGTAGAGAATACAGATGTAGAGAACTACACACTTGCTGATGTTGTTACAGAAATATCTTACGAATCATTCATAGATAATCCTATAGAAACCTTCGTAGATTTTAATAATTTAGGTGATATAACCGTTGCAAACATAGGAGATGACATGACTCAAGACCAGAAGGAAAAAGCTCAAGAGGTTGTAGTGCCAGTTATTTTGACTAGAATAGCTAGTATGGCAGCATTTATGTTTAGGAGAAGTTAATGATAAAGAAGATAGGTTCTTGGATTGTTACAGCAATTAAAGAAACTCTCAACCTTAGCTGGACATTAGTAGGTTTAGTTATTGCAACGCTTACCCTTACGGGTACAGCACAGCAAGTAACTGGGTTAGCTACTGTTACTACACTAGCTATATGGCTGTTAACTATTAGTTTTAGAAAGGATTAATTATGAAGCTACAAGTTGTGAGACACCAATTTGGAAAAGATGCGACTAATGGAATGTTATTTATTGATGGTATCTTTGAATGTTATACACTAGAAGACCAGTATCAAGCAGTTAAAGTTATGCATGAGACATGTATCCCTGAAGGTACATACGATATAGAGTTTAGAAAGACTGGTGGATTCCACGCTAAGTACACAGAGAGATACAAGAACGCACATTATGGTATGTTACACGTACAAGATGTACCTAATTTTACTTTTATACTGATACACACTGGCAACACCGATGAGCATACCTCGGGCTGTCTTATTGTCGGAGAAAGTCAACAAGATTTAGACGTCTCTAAAGATGGGTTTATCGGTTCGAGTGCGGTAGCGTACAAGAAAATGTATGCGAAAGTTGCTAATCAATTGTTACAGGGTAAAGAAGTTTCCATTGAATATACCACTATAGACAAACTACTTAACGCAGAAAAACCTACAGATGTTCAAGATAAATTACAAGAGATTAGTGGAGAGATACAAATTCTTAACGCTAAGCTAGATAAGAGGAGCATAATATAATGTTTGAAAAGTTAAAAAGAAGTCGTAATTCTGATGGTACGTTCAAGACGGACGTAGTGTGGACGCCATGGAATGAAGCATGGGAGTATACAATGAGCCAAGAATACAAAGACGTTCTTAGTAAAACTGTATGGACTTTTGTTGAAGCGTTTATATCAGCATTAACAGTAGCACCACTTGTTGGTGTTGACGCTAATGCAGTACAACTCGCCGCCTTATCAGGTGGAGCAGCAGCTTTGGTTGTTGTGAAAGAGTTCGCTAAGAAACAAGTTGGTCCAAAACCAGTAAAACCAAGTAAGTAATTTAAACAGCAAAGCCGAGGGTGTTATCCTTTCTACCTCGGCTTCTGCTATTTTTAATTAAAAGGGAGCTACGCCCTCTTCGATATCATCTAGGTCTTTTGCTTTAGGCATCTCAGGCATAAACCATTCTTCAGGTGCTTTCTTATCGTTAGCAAATGAATCAATGTAATATATTCTAGGATTACCATTGTCACACTCTTGGTTCTTACACTTCCAATCAGGATACGTAGCTTTAATCTTTCCATTAGCTTTATCTAATCTGTTATCCCACAGCTCACTATTACAAGATAAGCACTTAGGCTCTATAGTTCCTTTAGTTACTATTGTAATTGTCTCTACTGGTGCATCAACTTTAGGAGACGGAGCAGAGGAAGGAGTGTTCACAACCTCTGCTTTTTTAGTCTCCCGATTAGTCGTTGGCTTTACTTCTACGTTTTCTGCATAGTGATGTTCTTCAGATACACCACCTGTCCATAACTCAAGTCCGATTCCGAGCCTCATGCAACATCTTTTAATGCCATCAGACACAGCTAACTTAAGTAGCTCACTTTCTGTTATGTTTCTATTGACTGCATTGACATCAACATCTCCTACTTCTTCTATAGTTTGGTCTGTTGATTTGATGTACAGTCTGCACTTCGCACCTATAATACTATTGTCAGCACCTCTAACTACCTCATATGTGTAGTCATATCCACCAGGAATTACATCAACTAATCTTTGTGTGTATAAATGATGGGGTACATAATCCCCGTACTTACCCTTGGGGGCTTTCTTAACAACTTCCTTTGGGAAATTTTTCGTTAACTTTTTCTGTGTTTCTTTATCCATGAACACTCCTTTCTAATCGTTTGTATATGTTATACGTTGTCTTGTTTTAATGGTATATCTGTCAATTTAAATTGTGCTTTGCGAAAAAGTTGACATAAGCTGTTAAGACAAACTAACTCTGCTAGCTTAACAAACAATGCTTTCCCGCAATACATACAAATGTGTGACATATTTACTCCTCTAGTTGTACTAGATACTCTGCAGTAACTCCTTTATCAGGTTTGACAAACAACGTAAACTGACATGGTCTACCCATGCTAGCTAACTGTTCTTGTGCATAACTGTTGTAGCTTTCAGTAGAACCATTAACCCATACACGTACATCATTAATGTATAGTGATGTTGGTGTGTGGTAATGTCCTGCTACTGCGTGTGTAAAGTCTTCCATCAAGCCATTTGCTGCAAGAGCTTTCCAACCTAGTATTTTTTTATTGTATCCGTAAAAAGGTACACCCATTGAGCCACGTATGTTATCTCCATGGAAACAAAAGAACTTAGCTTTTTCTCCTAGATTTGCTACTGTGTACCAATGATTGTCAACGCCTTCGGGGATGTTAAACTTAATGCGTTTCTCTCCCGCGAACATTGTGTCTAATATTTTACCTAACATTCTATCAGCATTTGTCTCAGGGTTATAATCTCTGCGTGAACGACCACCCAAAGCCCCGTGATTACCTATAACCCAGTATACTTCTACTTCTTTAAAGTTCTCTAATAGTATAGAAAAGAAAGTGTGCATGATTCTAGGACCATCTACAGTTACCTGTCTATATAAAGAACTGTCAATTAAATGTGACTGTCCTGGAAATATAAGCTCTCCCTCAACAATATCCCCCAATGCAAGCACCACACATTTATCTACAGTTGCGTTAGCTCTTTGTATTTCTGCTAACTTAACTATCTTTTCTGCGTAGAGCTTAACTCTTTTCTCAGCTACATTAGTGTCGTAGTCTGGGGTTCTCTTTGCGAGTTGAATATCTGATATCAATGGGACACAGATTTGTTCATCTTTTTTTGTGGATTTTTTTGTTGTTGGTTTATTTATATCGGGAAAGTCTAAAGTCCTCATACCATCTCTAGCCCCTTGATATACAGCCTCAACCATATCAGCTTTCTTGTCTTTTAGTTTGTCTATTTGCTTTAATAGTCGGGTGTTAGTATCTTTAAGGTCTTTAATCTTAGAGCTTTCAGCCTCAGCTATAAGCCCTAAGAGTTCTTGGTCATTAGATATTTTTTTCTTCATGGCGTTTCTCCATGTTTGCTAACCAGATACGAACACGTGAACGTGATACTTCAAAATTAAATTCTCTTTCTAGTATCTCACATACAACCCTAGCGTTAGCTTTGACGCCGTGATTTTCTACCCTGTCCGATAGTGTTTCTATAAAAGGTACTGCGTCTTTTGGTATTCTTTCAAACCATTGGACACCCCCTGATTTAGTTTTTGCAGTTGCTTCATTCAATAAGAATTGGACATCTGCCTTTCCTGTTTTGTTTGTATTATTACTCATGGGTAAAGCATAACATGGTTGTGATATAGTTGCAAGGATATATGAATATATGTGTACGCATATGCGTAGTGAAATAAAAAAAAAGGTGGCTAAACCGAAGTCTAACCACCTAATTTATTAGTACGGCAATAGGTAAGAGAGTTACCTATTACTTAAGGGATAGCTGTTTAGCTACCTTCAATACCATGTTCCTTTCCTCTATAGGAATAATATTATTCTTACGCATAAAACGAGCAATCTCATCTCGTTTATAATTATCAAGGTAATCGTTTTTACCATTCTCATCTACACCAAATACCATTTGGTCGGACACCCATATTCTAGGCTCGGGTTGTTCTGCTAACCAACGTAAACCCTCTAGGTCAACAGAGTTAGCACCCCAATTAGTCAATTCCTCCAGAGCTTCGTTGCTTATCCTACCATTCTGAGCTATGACTTGTATCTGTCCATCATAACCATTAATCTTTCTGTTGTAGCCTACGTACCCTGCAACATTAGACGCTGGTAATAGTTCAACAATTTCTCTGATGTCCTCTTTGTATAGCCCCATAGAGCCAGAACAATCAATCATCAAAGAGCCACCTGCAACAGTAGTTCTTCTAGTAAAAACTTTTCTGTCACTAGCCATTCTGTGCATACGTCTAGGTACAACACCTCTATCAGAGCTTGATTTTCTAAGCTCTCTAATAGCTTTGTCAACCCTTTCGTCTGGTTTGAATGGTTTTATCTTGGCTTTACCATGAACACCATTTGCAATGTCACTCTCGAAACGCACCATATGTTTATGTCTATAGCTAGAATGTTCTATGATTTCTTGAGCTAACTCATCACTAATGTTCTTGGGTAGAACTAGCATGTCGTTCTCGCCATTAGGTTTACTTTTGTTCTCTTTACTAGGCAAACCAACAGCATAACTACTCCTGTTCCGTGCTTCTTTATCTTGTAACATCCTACGTATTTTGTTTACCCGATAACGAACTTTAGTATCAGAGAGTTTTATCCGTACCCATTTAGTACGTGTACGATTGTCCTCAGTCTTATACTCTTGCCAAGCACCCGTATCGGTAGACATTGTCCAGAACACATAGTTCTGAGTGTCTCCAATTATGTTCCATGCTGTATAAAAAGCATTCATAATTACTTGAGTGTCTTGTTCAATAATATGTTGTGGGGTTTTAAAGTCCACTTGTTGTCGAACAGCACTCTCAATAACAGTCTGTACTCTATGTCTATCGAGGTCTTGCATGCTACCACAAGCCCACGTTTCTATTACATCTTTCATAAAAGCAGGTACGTCATTGTCCTCATAAAGTTTATTTATTAACCTTATAAGATTAGTGATAACATTATCTACATTTAATACAGGTACATTAGGTGCACCATATAACTCATGAAAAGTTACCTCTTCTTTAGTAGCAGTTTCGTTCTCTACTTTTTTAGATATGTTATTACTAAATGAATAAGCAATGGATTTATTACCCCTCCAATCACTAGATTTTTGGTCTCCATACATATCTCGAAGTACGTTATTTTTTCTTAACTGAGCTATCTTAAGAGCGTACAACAGCTGAGCTGAATAATTTAAAAGACTTTTGTCTTTAAAATTCATATCATAGAATAACTTAACTCGCCATACTGCACCTCTAATAAGCACTTGTTTACTCTGCTCTGATTTCACAACGAGATAGTTCGGCACGTTAATATCATGCCGTCTATCTTGTATGTGTGGGGTAGGCGTGTACTTTACTTTGAACTCTCTAACCTTATCCCCTATCAGAGCTAGGTTAGGTAGAATAAAAGGTAAGCCCTTAGCCTTAACAGAGACTTGCTTTGCAAACAAGTTATTCATCAGATATTCCCAATGCTTCGTTTACTGCATAGCTATCGGACTTGAACACCACCTTAACAGCGTCAACTGTCTCAACACCACTATCCATTAGTTCTTGCAGAGCTTTCCATTTACGAATAGAAAATCCTGCACTATCAGTTTGGTCTTGATATACAGAGGCAAGTTTCTTTTGTAAAGTATCCAACGCTTGTGGGTGGACTTCATCAATCTCGAACTGTACAGGGAACCTGTCTGCTAGTGCCTCACTCAAATCCTCAGGCTCACCATTCATGGTAGCCACGACTTGAAAGTTCTCAGCAGGACGTACTTCCTCTTTATCCTTGTTCGGTAGTGTGAACTTGGCAAACTGTGGGTCATCTAATAGAGCATGAAGAAACGTCATCACGTCTATACCAGCTTTGTCAATCTCATTGATAACTAACCTAGCACCCTCTTTCCAAGCCTTAACACCGATACCATCTAACCATTCAAAACCTCCTTCATCAGTAGCTATGTAATGTCCCATAAGTTCACTAGCCGTACTATCTGCTGAAAGTGTTATCGCATATGTTGGTTGGTCTTTCTTTAATCCAAGTGAATTTGCTTGATATGTTTTACCTGTTCCTGGTATACCATAGAGCAAAATTCTTGGTGTATGAGGAATTACTCTTGCAAGTAAATCCCAATTACTATTACTCATCTTTATCGTCTCCTTCTCTCTTTAAGAGATTTTCTATCTCACTTATAAAGGTATCTGTCATACCTTGTTTATCTACTCTGTCCCATACATTCAACCAATCCTTTCGGTTAGTTGCTGTTTCTACCCAACGAACATCAGGTATATTAGGAAGTATTTCTATCGCTTCCAATGGAACATCAACTGCAACTGTGGTGTACTCTTTCTCTAAGGGCATACCATCTCTGCGTTTGACAATCACTTCAAACATAAGTCTTACGTGAGTGTCTGTTACTACACCTTGCTTGTGATAATGGGGCATAGCCATCATTAACACACAAGGAAATCTATCATCTGCTACAACATCAATTTCGCTATCCATAGTTTCATCTAAGAAACTTGGCTCGATTTGTCTGTTGTAGTCGTTGTCTATTGCTAGACCATTAAGATATTTCAGTATGTCTATTGTTATAGCACAGTTTTTAAGCCGTTCACTAAACTCAACAATGTCCGAAGTATCTCCTTCAATACCACTAGGCATTATTTCTCCTTTCCTACACAACAGTTACAAAACTCTACGTCACTAGAATTAATTGTGTCCATTGTATTATCCTCTTTTGCTATCTGTTCATCTACGCAGTTACCACACAAGGCATAGCCCAGATGTACCCAGATACTTTTAGGTTGGTTTGCTAAGTCAACCACTTCTATTGCTACATTACAGAAGTCACATACCCACAAGTCGTCTGGAATATTTGTGTCTATTAACGTGTCAAACACAAAGTCATCTCGTCCATACTTGTCAAAGTATGCAGTTCTCTCTGCTCTGTCTTTTCTCCTATGCAATATAGGATTTGATATGATAGTATTTTCAGCCATCATTCTCCTCTCCGAAAGGAGATACAGTATACATTCTTGGCGAATGAGCAGTAAGTTTGAACTCAGCATTGTTATCTGCTAAAGATACAATCTTATCTACCTCATCTACTGCGTCCTCTTTTGATACGTCACTATCAAAGTAGAAATCAACAGTCAATATATTCTCATCTCTTTTCATATTCTTATCTACGTATTCATATATTTCACTCACAACAATCACACCCTTTGTCCATGACTTGCATGTTTATTTGCTCATGTAATGTAAAAGCACCAACATGTTCGTTGTGTCTAACACAACCAATAAGTAATTGATTGTCTATATTAATTCCTATCTCTAAACTAATATATTCTCGTGGTGCTACATCTAAGCCATCTCTATCTATTTCCTCTATACACTCCTTACAATGTATGTAGGCAATAATTTCATTTGATGTAACTTTCTCACTCATCACTTTACGCACTCCTTCCTATGTACTTTCTTAATCCAATAGTCAGCACTCAACGTTATGTTGGTGTCTGCTATTATGTCATCTATATTTACTGTG